TTGACTGTTCAGGTTTCTCAAGACTTCTTATAGGAAAACATTATAATAGTAAGTGGATTGATTATACAAAGTACCTGACACTTAACACAGCGGTGCCTTGGAAAATAAAACAAGATAAAGATCCTAAACCCTACACACAAGCAATCGCTATGAAAAATGGATGGGTTTGGAAAATACCATTACAACATAGATTTGGCTCTGGTTATATTTACGATAGTAATTACACTAGTACAGATAAAGTAATAGAAGAAGCAGAAAAAACATTTAAAACTAAAATTGAACCTATAAAAGAACTAAAGTTTAAAGCAGGGCGTTTTGAAAAAGTGTGGATTGGTAATTGTATATCTGTTGGTTTATCTTCTGGTTTTACTGAACCTTTAGAGGCCACTTCTATATGGCTTAGTATATCTCAATTAAAACTATTAGAAAATTTTCTAGGTGATTTTGTAAACACTACTCAAAGTGTAAGAGATACATATAACAGTATAGTTGAATTAAATAATGAAAAGGTATTAGCTTTCTTATATTTACACTACATAACCAAAAGAAAAGATAGTATGTTCTGGAAAACATATCTAAAAAGAACAGACATTCCTAGTGAACTACAAAAAATTTTATCGAAGATAGAGGATGGAACATTAAATAACTTAGATGTTACGGATAAGTGTAATGCTTTTTTTGGTCTAGATAGTTGGCTCGTAGTAAGCAAAGGTTTAGGTCTAATTAAAAAAACAAAAGATATGAGATTCTATAATGTTATAACACCTTACGAAACATATAAACACGAAATGAAAGAATGGGAAAAAGAGTCTGTTTTACATAAAGACTTTTTAAGAGAGCATGAATTACCACGATAATCTATTTGATAAAAAATTTTTAGATGAGCTAAGTTATAAATTAATTAATAGCGCCTGGTATGCAAATAACGCAGCTAATAGAAAAAGCTTTCCCAAAGGAGAATACGGTTCTCATTTATTATTAGGTCAATTAATTTTTAAAAGATTTGATAATGACTTTATAGAATATTTTGATGATAGAGAATTAGTTGAAACATTAATAAATTGTTTTAGGTTTTTATGTAACAACTTTAAAGCTAATTTAAGATTAAGTGAGATTGCAACTAATTTACAATTCAAAGGTATGAACGGAACTAATCATACAGACGGTAATTCAAATCAACATGTGTTTTTATTGTTATTAGATAGATCTACAGATGACAATAAAGGAGGAGAATTTATAAATGTGACAAGAAACAAAAAGGTAAAATATAAATATGGGAGAGTCATACAGTTTCAAGCTGACGATTTACATAGAGCTAATCCATTTAATGTACCTCATGTTCCAAGAATGAGTATAAAATGGGTAGGAGATAAGCTATGACCTGGTCTTTAGAACAAGATACTATTCAAGATTGGGCTTATTGGGACAATGTATTTACCAAAGAAGAATGTAAAAAAATTATAAAAGAAGGAAAAAAATTAGGTTTAGAAAAAGGAACCGTTAACGGTAAAAAGTTTAACAGAAGAAAAAGTAAAGTATCTTGGATATACCCAACCTTAGAACATCAATGGATATTTCAAAGGGTTACACATGTTGTAAAATCTTTAAACAATGATTTTTTTAAATTTGATCTTCATGGGTTTGATGAAGGGTTTCAATTCACTCACTACAAAGCTCCAAGAGGAGCTTATGGAAAACATGTAGATAGATGGACTAATGGTCCTATAAGAAAATTATCTATTACTGTACAGCTTTCAGATCCATCTACATATAAAGGTGGTGACCTTGTTATAGGTGACAGTGGCTTTGTACCAAAAGAACAAGGTAAACTAATAGCCTTTCCAAGTTTTATGGTACATGAAGTAACACCTGTTACTAAAGGTGAGAGATATTCATTAGTTGCTTGGATTACAGGCAAACAATTTAGATAAGAAAACAGTAGATTTTAACCAAAATAACAATATAATATAAGCCTTATGTTACAGAAGCTTAATTTCAAACCTGGATTTAATAAACAAGCAACAGACTCAGGGGCTGAAGGTCAATGGGTAGATGGAGATTTTGTAAGATTTAGATATGGATTACCTGAAAAAATAGGTGGTTGGACTCAACTAACAGAAGCTCAAGAAACTCTACCTGGAGCAGCTCGTGCTCAACACGCTTTTACCAGTTTTAATGGTGAAAAATATGTAGCCATTGGAACATCTCAGGGTTTATTTTTATATTACGAAGGAGCTTTTTATGACATCAGCCCTTTAGCAACAGCTATTACTGGAGCAACGTTTGATACCTTTTCTAGTCAGAACAATGTAACTGTTAACAAGGTAGGGCATGGTTTAGAAAAAGGAAGGTATGTAACCTTTTCATCTGTAACTCCGCCTACAGGATATGTAGCATCAGATTTTACTACAGGGGCTTTTGAAATATTAACTGTGCCTAACAATGATACATTTACAATTCAAATGAGAGTTAATGCTACTGGAGCGGCATCTGCTTCTGGATCAGCTACTATTAATCCCTATGAAGAAGTAGGACCAACATTTCAAACAGCTGGTTATGGATGGGGTACGTATCAATGGAATACAGGAACATGGGGAACAGCTAGAACTGTAAGCAACGTGATTCTAGATCCAGGCAACTGGAGCCTTGATAACTTCGGAGAAGTATTAGTTGCAACAGTATTTAATGGTAAAACTTTTACATGGGATGCTGGAGCTGCAACACCTAGAGCTATTAGAGCTTCTCAAACTACAACAAATTTTAACACAACAAACAATCCAACCAAATCAAGATTAACTTTGGTATCTGATAGAGATAGACACTTATTTCATTTTGGAACTGAAACAACAATTGGTGCTCCATTAACACAAGATCCGATGTTTGTTAGATTTTCTAATCAAGAAGATCTAAATACTTATGCACCTACAGCTACTAACACTGCAGGTACATTTAGACTAGATACAGGAAACAAGATTGTAGCTGCCATACAAGGTAAAGATTATGTCTTTGTATTAACTGATCAAGCAGCCTATGTGGTTCAATTCGTAGGTCCACCTTTTACTTTTTCTGTAAGGCAGGTTGGTACAAACTGTGGATGTATAGGACCTAAAGCTGTAGCTTATGCAAACGGTTCTGTATGGTGGATGTCAGCTGAAGGAGGATTTTTTAGTTTTGATGGTACGGTAAAATCATTACCATGTCTGGTTGAAGATTTTGTATTTAGTACCGATGGAGATAATTTGGGTGTTAACTATAATGCAAGTGAATTAATTTATTGTTCACCAAATGTCTTATTTACAGAAATTAATTGGTTTTATCCCAAAGCTAGTTCTACTCAAATTGATAGGTGTGTAACCTATAATTATTCAGAGAATGTGTTTACTACGTCTTCTTTAGATAGATCTAGTTATCAAGACCAAGGGGTATATAATTTACCTTACGCAACTGATTACGATTCAACAGGTACTCCAGTGTTTTCTGAAATATCTGGTATAACTAATTTATATGGAGCTTCTGTTTATTATGCTCACGAATTAGGAGATGATCAGGTCAATAGTAGTGGCACTTCATCTATTGATGCATTTATAAAATCTGGAGATTGGGATATTACCTCACGTAAAAGCGCCTTGGGTCAGGCAACAGGAGTTGTTGATTATAGAGGTGATGGAGAGTTTTTTATGTCTGTAAAAAGATTTATACCTGATTTTAAATATTTACGTGGTAATTCTACAGTTACATTATTTTTAAACGATTACCCTGATAATACAGCTGTTAGTTCACCGTTAGGTCCCTTTACAATCACATCAACTACTGATAAAATAGATACGAGAGCTAGAGGTCGATTAGTAGCTATTCAAATAGCTAATACATCTACAGGTGAATCTTGGAGATATGGAACCTTTAGGTTAGACGCGCAACCGGATGGAAGAAGATAATGTCGATAGATAAAAGAATAAATTACGTAGCACAAGATGGAGTTAAAAATTATATTAAGAACTCTCCATCCGTAACTGTTCCAAAAAAATTTAAAGCTAGAAAAGAAGCGCCAGCAACTAAGCTCGCATATATTACAGATGCTGAAGCTAAGATGTTAAAAAAGAAAAAGAAAGGTACACCGCACAAAGGACCAAAAGGTATACCTAGTTATGATTCTTTTGATGCAGATGGTGACTTTACATCTGGAGCTGCGATGAGTGCTATGGAGACAGGTAGTCAAGCTGCTGCAGATAGAAGAGAAGTTCAAGCAAGTAATTATGGGGGACCACCAGGTTTTGCCCCAGGAGCTAAAACTCAAAAAGAACAAGATATAAGATCTTCTTTTATTGCAGCAGGTGGTGGTCAAAGAGTTAATCCAGGTTTTTTTG